GCTGATCACTCGTCAGATGCGAACCATCGTCCACGACGATGTCGAATTCGCCCAGTGGTTGCATCACGTGGTGGTTTGTGGCATCCCCGTGAACTGCCGAAGCATTGCTCGGCAAATCCAAATGACCCTTGTCGTCGATGTCGATTCCGACAATCTCGGCATTGGGATAATATTCCGACCACATCCGCAGACTGCAACCGCCCATAATGCCGATCTCCAGCAGTCGCCCGGAGAAATCCCTCGCCGGGAGATGTTGTTCGTAGAAATCGCAGAACCCATGGAACGTCGCCTTGTCGGTGCCGTGTTTTAGGCCGATCTCATGCAGACTCATGCTTTTCCAGCCACTCTTTGTAGACGCGCTCATGGGTGAACCTGTGTGGCCCGTATTTATCGCTGAATTTCTTGATTTGCAGCCACATCATGTCGTCGCACTCCGACGGGTCGACCGTTTGGAAGGTCTTCGACCCCAGGTGTCTCACCGTGGACGCGGGTACCAGCATGGGCAGAACCCCAATGGCCCTACCTTGCTCGATCACCACGTCGTCGGAGCACCAGAAGTCGACACACTCGTCAAACCCTCCGATGCGCTCCCATAGTTCTCGGCGCACCATGAAGCACCATCCCGACATGTGCTGTCCGGTGACATCTCCGACAGTGTTCTCGGTAATGCTCTGCTGGCGATAGTCCACGGGACACTTCGGAGAGACAAATGGGTGATCGGCGGCCAAAAGGGCGTGCAACCATCCGTTGGAGAACACTAGGTCGTTGTTGGCGACCATGATCCACTCTGCAGACCCTTCTCTGGCCGCGGCGTTCGCAAAGGCGTTGTATCGAAACGGCTCGCTGCGGTACATGGTCTGCGCGTTCTCGTAACCCACGCCGGCTTGCTGTTCCACCACGATGGCGTTAACGGGTAGAGCATTGGCTCCGGCGACACATGTATCCACCGCGTGTTGGGTCATGTCGCGAAGCTCGTCCGTTTTCGCGTTCGACAGGAAGATGACATCGACAATGGGCGACTGCTCGGGCCGGCGGCGAATAACCGTTGCCTCGCGGGTCTGAGCTTCCGTGGTAGCCTCGCTGAAGTCGTAGTGGTATAAAACCCTGCCAATGGCTCGTTCGGTCTTTAGGAGGGGCGCTAGGAGCCGGGAATAGCCACTATCCTCGCCATAGGGCAGGGATGGATAAGACACAGCGCGCGCCAAGTCTCGGCGAGTACAGCAGATATGATTAGGCAGGCGATGATATTCGTCTTCGGTATTGTGATCGCAATCCCAGCCCGTTGAGTACCGGCAAATCTTGGGCGGACCACCATTGAGGGACACCGAGGCGTGAAAAGTGATCACATCTACACCCGGGCTGGTATCTATCGCGTCCAGCAGTGTCGCAAGGTAGTCGGGCTCAATGCGGTCATCGTCATCCACAAACACCACGTATCGACCCTGGGCGATATCCACCATGACGTTGCGCTTATCCCCAAGCATCAACGTCTTATTATCGGTGAGCATGATGATTTCCACGCGATCCCGATCCCCGTCAGGGAGTGCGTGGTACTGCGGCCAGACCTGTCGCTGAATGGACTGCCCGAAGTTGTCCCAACGGGTGTGCGTGGAGCAGATCAGTACAGTGAGGTCGATCCCGCTATCCATTGTCCACCGTGAACAGCGTGTAAACCTCGCGTTCCGTCGGATTGGCGCTACCACAGAGGGTCGCGGCAAAAGCCTCCGCCAACGCCTCCCCCGGGTTCAGCATTCCGCCGCGAAACGAATAACCGGACAGATCTAGATCGGATCGCTCACCGTATTTGACAGCCAGCGCAATCCGCGGCGCGAGCTCGCGTGTGCGATCAATGATGTGGGCGGACTCGTGGTAGGCAAGAAACTCGGCGGGGGTGCATCTCCCTAGCGCGGGGTGGAAACCTGCGCCGATATCACTCGCCATCAAAGCGTTGAAGACATCTACGCTAGGGGTGTAGAGGCGATTGAACGCAATCAGCCTGCCACTGGCATAGGCGTAGACTCCGGGCATGATGTCGACCTCGGTCACGGTGATGCCGCGGACCTCGGAATATTCTGCGGCAACCCTGTTTATGGCTGCGGTGATCTCGCTCATCACGGGGTTGGGCGCAAAAGCCTTATTGACAAGGTTCGGCGGCGCCAAAACTGGGGCGACAGGGGCGAGGGCGATAAGAAGAGCGGAAAGTAGGGCTGATACTTTCTTTATGATGAGAACTCCCAAAAGAATGGGTGACAACCTCGACGTACATCGAGGTTGATGTGGAACACCCCAATAGGCCCGCTATATGACCTATTGGGGTGTTACGAGGGGTTAGCCGAAGAGGCTTGCTCCGGACAGTGCAGACCCGCCGATTTCTACAATCGATTTGGGCTGCCTAGCAGCAGTGAACGCAACGTATCCATGCACCTGGAGTCGTACGGTCAGGCTTTCCGAGCCAATTTCGTCCAGAACGCGGGTGCGAAGTGCCGATTCATACAGCCACAGATCCGAGGCGCGCAGGACGTGGATAACGTCCTCATTGGTGCCGGCGCCCAGCGTGGTCGGAATGCTCGGATCGGTGACGACCGGCAGACCGTGCATCTGGCCGACAACCTGCTCGGCGGCGACTGCGCCGAAGGTGGCAATGGCATTCGAGCCGGGGCCGGACGGAACAACCAGTGGACGCTTCGAGGTGTCCACCGCAGCCAGGAAGTACGCCCAACGGCGCGGGTGCATAACGATCACGGTCGGAGGGGCGAAACGCTGGGTGTGAACCCGCTGTGCGGCGTCTGCCAGCTTGGCATACAGCAGGGTGACGTTGTCCGAGCCCGAGGTGGCGGTGATAGTCTCGATGTTCGAGGTGTTGCGAACACCAAGAACCTGACCGGAGTTGCCGGAGCCCGAGATGACCTGCTGATTGACGCGAGTCGCGTAATCAGCGACCAGGTCACGGAAAATGACCTCATCGAAGTTCAGCGGCGACTGATCCAGCGACTGGATGGCGATGTCCTGGTAGCCGGCGACGGTCCGCACGGGTGCGGTCACGAAGGTGTCCGTCATCGCGGAATCCTGGATGGCGACGTTGTCGCCAGTCTGAATTCCGGTCGTGGTGCCGGTCAGGATCTTCGGGATGTTCAGGCTGTCCGTGCCACCGGGCAGGGGCTGCTGCGTGGTCAGGTTTGCATAAGCGCGACCTGCGCGAGCGAGCTCCACGTACTGGCTCATGAGCCAGGCCGGAGGGGTGAAGTAGCCGCCCGTGCCGTCAACCCGATCCAGGGCTCCGGCGCTGGGGACTGCGCGCTGCTCGGCGGCGTCCACCGCGTGGCGACGCAAGCGCTCACGAGCGCTTCCGTCCATGTCGCGGTCGGTCTTGACCCGCATCAGATCGCGGAAGTACGAGGCGCCATTGCCGCGCTCGTAGGTGACGGGCTCGGTCACCTTAGTGGTTGTCTTGAGCACGGCCTTGACCTCAGCGTTGTGACGGCCGGCGCGCTCCTCTTCCTTCTCTAGCTCGCGGATCTGCTCGGACAGGTCGTCGACCACATCCTGCTTCTCGGCGATGGCGGAAGTCTTCGCGCGGTAGTCGACGCTCTCTTCCTCGGTCAGGTCGGCGTCACCGCGCGCCTCAACGGCGTCGGTGATGGCCTTGCGAGCCTCTTTGTCGGCTTCGATTTCCGCCAGCTTTGCGGCGCGGAGCTCGATGAGCTTCTGCAAACGGTTCATAAAAGAACCCTTTCTGGGAATTGCCCAAAAGAATTTTGGGCACTTGTTTAATCCGTCGAGTGCCACGACGACGCGCCCGAATGGACGACTTCTAGCCCCAGACCGTGCCGGAAAGGGATTCGCGAGAATGCGCATAATGCGCACAGATTTATGCGGCTTTATACGAAAATTCTTATAAAGCTAGGATTGCGGATAGACGTAAAGCCACGCGCGGCCATCGCCGCTGCGTTCGCCGGGCTGGAACCCGCCGCCGCCGCCTTTACCGCCAGCACCCGGGGCTTCACCGTTAGCGTCGCCACCCACATAGGTTTGACCATTGAGGGTGACGTTCTTCCCGGACGCCGCATTACCACCCGTAGGTGGCTTGCCGGACTGGTTGCCCAATTGACTAGTGCCGGGCGGGGCTGTCAGAACATCACTACCAACGGTGATGGTGCAGGGATCGCCAGGTCGGACATTTCCGTCGCCACCACCCCGGCCGGTGCCCACCACGATGGTGATGGTGTCTCCGGCGGTGAAATCAACACCCTCTTGGATGGTGTCCCACGCCCAGAAGCCGCCTTCACCACCAGCGGCAGCGCCGAACGTCGAATCATGGCCCGAGCAACCCGCGCCAACCGCCACGCGGTCGATGTAATAACCAAACCCGGTCGGGGTCTCATATTCGTGAGTGCCAACCACGGAGTAGGTCAGCAATTCGGGCGTCAGTGACGTCCAGACGAGGTCATCGCCGTAATACAGGGCGTGGACCTGATCGTCGCCGAACTTGAATGTGGTGGGATTATCGTCACCCCATCTAGCGGGCATCAGCCAACGATCACATACAGCCGCTGGGGCCGGCCGGAGCCGAGAGCGTTATAGGCAGCTTGAGTGATTTTCACGGGGATATTGGCGTCATACAGGTCGGCGAAAGCGTCGGCATCGGCCTTGGACCAGGTGTTGTCGGCCCAGAGATCTTTTGTTGCCACTTATTACTCTCCTGCGAGTGCCTTGGCGAGTCGGAGGGACATACCCCGCTTGGGGGTGTTTTCCTGCTCGGCATCTAGCCATGCCCGGACTGCGTTGAATTCGGTTTCCGCATCAAGCCAGGCGCGAATCACGGCCTCACGTTCGGCATAGAGCCATTCGCGGACGTCGATCTGCCAGCCGCGCTCAGCTTGAAGCCAGCGCTCGGTGTCGTATTCCTCGGCGGGGATGGAAATCATTTCGGTCAACTCCAAACCCTCGCCGGATCGAAGTTCTCCGGTGTGCAGGTTCTGAATGACGACCTGAGCATTCACACCCAACTTCTCCTGCGCCTGGCGCAGAATATCGCCCTCGCCACGAGCCTCGGCCAACTCATCAGCGCCACACTCGGCGATGATCTTCAGCGCTTCCTCCACCGACCGCACGGAGGCGGAAGTTGTGGGGTTCGCGCCGAAATTCACCACCGAAACATCACCCTTGTGCAGGGAAACCTCGGTAATAGTGCGCAGGGCCATATCGTCGTCCGGAAAATCCGCGGTGGCTTCCCACTCCTGGGCCTTCACCCGGAATGCGAACGACATCTCGTCCATGTCCCCGCGGCGCATCTTCACCTCAAGGGCCTGCACCTCGGGGTCGCGGCGATCTAACTCTGCGTCGACACGCAAACCGTGCTCGTCGACCGACAGCTTCAAGGTGCCCGACTTGGTGCGCGCCAGCGGCATGCCGGCGTGGTTCACCAGCAGGTGGAGATCGGGCTTCTCGCGAAGGGTCTTTTCAAAGGCTCCGCGGGCGATCTGCTCGATCCATCCACCCTGGGCGGGTCCGCCGTACATCTCGTACGGTTCAAAGGTGGAGGCATAGCCCGACAACTTGACGACGTTTTCGTCTTCGCTGTCGTCGCGGAACTCCATCGGGGCGATGTAGTGACGTTCAGGGGCGTCTGTGATCGTTACCGGCTTATTGCGGCGAGTTTTCAACTGTATTTCCTCCCTCGCCAGCGGCGGGTTGGTCTGTGGGGGTTGGCAGCCAGCCGAGGGGAACGAAGTTCGCGGGGCGATAATGCGTATCGCCACCCTCAATGGGTTCGCGTTCCTCGTAGGCTCGGATCTCGTTATCGCTAATCCAGCCGTTCTGCCAAGCGATGGCGTGAGCCTCGTAACGGGACTTCAAATCGCCGCGCAGCAAGGCGTCAACATTGAATTTGACGAATTGGCCCTTTGGAAGAATCTGGTTGAACGCTTCCTCGATGCACACCAGCCAGGGGGCCAATGTGTACACAACAAATCCGATCGACATCTGCTCGACCCCGGTGCCCCACATGGAGGAGCCCTCGGTGTCGCTCAGCATGTGCGGAGGAATGCCGAACATCATCGCGATATCGGTCTTCTGATGCTTCCGGGTGGCAAGGAATTGGGATTCCTCGGGGGTAATGGAGATTGGCTGCCATTTAAGGCCGCCGCCCATCACCGCGGGGTATCGCCGTCCAGCGCCGTGGGTCATTACCCAGCGCTTCATCTCCTGCTTGACCTGGACGTCTGTCAGATTGGCGTCGGTGGTCAAGATGCCGGAAGGATTGGCCGAATCCTTGAACCAGCGCAGCCCATACCGCTCAGCGGCTTGCGACAGGTCCAGGCTGGATGCAGCGAGCTCAACCGGCGAAAGACTTATTGGACATCCGGCGGTTGGATACGCCTTTACGTGGAAGACGTCCGCGGAGTTGACCCGCTTCCCGCCGATCATGTAGGCGGGTGCCGTCCAGTCCCCCTCGTTCGGGTCTACCGAGACGGAATCCGGATGCACGGGAAGAATGGCGGTGGGCTGCCCCTTATCGGTGCGATCGGTGACGTATCCGAAAGCATTGCCGGTGACAGTCAAAGACTGCATCAGCATCCACTTCCAGTTGTTCCATGTAATCCCCGGGTAGGGTGACTGCAGAAGCGCGGGCTGGGGGGCGACGGCCTTGCGGATCTCACCCTTTTGGCGGTAAGCCTTCAGGGGGAGTTGGGATACGCCGTTGGATAGGATGCGGACGCAGGAGAAGAACGGTAGAATGTGCATGGCATTGGCGGGGGTGACGTATCCACCGCCACCGGAGACTTCCGACCACTTCGGTATCCCACTAAGGTCGGCAACGGCCCGTTTTTCAGGCTCGCCGACAAAGGCGCGAGAAAGGAAACTCAAACTACTCCTCCTCGACTATTTTGGCGGGACGCTTTGGCGGGTCGACGGCAAGCCCCAGCAGGATGAGCCCAATGCCGCCCACCACAAAGCCGAGAAAAGGCGCAATCAGGGCGGCGCCCCAAACAATGCCCGCTAGGCCGGCGAGTTCTAGCAGCGCGGAGATAACATTCCGAGCAGTCAAGTATTCCTCCTCGGAATTAGCCCCAATTCGCCTCGGTCCACTTCACGGGCTCGAAAGCCGTGTCCTGGGCTTGGCGGTTGCATCGCGAATGTGCTGGTATATAGTTCCCGGGGTCATAAGCGAGATGTGGATGAGTCTTAACCGACAACCTGTGGCCAGCCTCGATAGACCAGGGCGTATTTGGCGCGGCCGAGTAGTCGATAGGCCGCCGACAGTAAGCGCAGACGGCTTTCTGCTGCCGCCAGCGTGCCTTTAGCTCGTTTTTAACCTTGCGTTCCAGATTCCCGTTACTAAGGTTGGAAATTATTCCCCCTCAAGCCAGGTCTCAATATCTGTTTCGAGCCAGGAATCAATCTCGGCCGGCTCGGGCCACTCATAAATAGTGGGAACTACGGTAGGCGGGACCGCTTCAAGCCCCCACAGTGCGCCAATGACCGCCTGTAGCGGTGCAGCGTCCGTCGGAGACTTCACCATGTCGATTTCGAAAGCTGCGCGGCCAAGAATCTTCACCGAAGCGCTCAGCGCCGCAGTGTCCAACGCCTCATTAGTGAGGTGCCTGATGGTTTTGTCGCGGAGACGGTCGAACAACATGCCTGTCCCCTGCGCTACGGCGGTGCCGGGCCATTTCAGGAGCGGAAGACCCTCGGTCGTTTCAATGTCCGGGATCAGCGTGGAGCTCGGCGCGCCACCGTCCTGGACGATTACGTGTTCATAGGTCTCGCGGTTCTCCACCAGCCACGGGATGACCCAGTCGGTGCCCGGGCCGAATGCGGCGATACCCACAACTGGAATGCCATCGGCCGTCCATGCTGCACGAGCAATATGCGCCTTCTGACGATTCTTAGATACCGACACCGACACCACCTGTGTGGATTCATCGGTGGGGCGAGCGTCGTCGCCGAACGTCTCCATCCACGAGCCCTCCGGGAAGGGTCCGAGGTCGGACATGGGCACCCAGATGCACCGGACCTCGGTGTCGAACTGCCAAGGGGGTGTGGTGGCCAGCGAGGCGATCAACGCCCGCGAGGTAGTGCAGTTGGGCGTGATGTCGACGTGGTCCATAGAGGGATTGGCCTGGGCCAATTGCTCCAGATCGGTGCGGGGCGACGACGGGTTCGAAGACCATTCGAAGAACCCCGTCATATCAGCAGCGCCCGACACTCGGATGAACTCGTCGAGTTCTACATTCTCCTCGCCGAGGACCTCCTTCTCGGCGTCCC